CTTCCAGCACATAGATCAGCTTGGGAAACGCTGGTGTCGTCCAAACGCCCTTCTCATTTTTGACGCCTTGGTACCGCTGCCGCACGACCTCCTCGATGATCATAGCGAGGTCTTTCTTGGTCTGAGGATCGCTGACCTCGTTCAGATACATAAAGACGGTAATGAAAGGAGCCTGACCGTTGGTAGTCATGAGGGTAATCACTTGATACTGGATAGTCTGAACGCCCTTCTTTACTTCTTCACGGACACGCTCTTCGACCAGATCAGAGATCACTTTCTCAGGGTCTGCAAAGTTGTCCGGGGAAGAAATTTTCAGGAACTCAGCCTCTACCTGCTTGCGAATCTTTTGCCGGCTCACCTCAACAAAGGGGGCAAGGTGGGACAGGGAGATAGACTGACCGCCATACTGATTGCTGGCTACCTGAGCAATGATCTGGGTAGCGACGTTGCAGGCAGTTGAGAAGGAGTGAGGCTTTTCAATCAAGGTACCGGAAATAACTGTGCCGTTCTGGAGCATATCTTCCAGATTGATCAGGCAGCAGTTTCCGGTTACGATACCACCATCCAGTGTGAAACTGTGTGTCTCAGGTTCTTCAACACACCAAACGTCCTGGAGTGCGTTGCCTCTGCGATGTTCCTTAATGTCTGAAACTTTCCATAGATTGTTGGGGTTCTGCTTGAGTCGGAAGTTCACACAGTACAAAATTGCCCCCTGTTTGAAATTGGTATCATGCTCAATCACTGAAATGCTGGCAACATGATATCCGGCGATTGCGGAAATATCCTCCACCATTGCTAAAACACGGGTATCGGACGTTGAAATTTGGTGACGATCCTTACTGCCATCCGCTGCATACAAGCCGTAGAACAGCATCCGCTTATCGTCAGGGCTGAGATATTTCCAAATTGAATAATTCAAAAAATCTTGCTTTGAAAGACCTGAGTTACTAATCATCACTAAATCGCCATTCGGATGATGAAAAGATGCAACGAAACCGGCTGACTCGAAAACGTTCTGATATTGAACCTTTTCTCCGCAAAGTCTAATGCTCAGACCATTCCCAATATCATTTCCATCACCAATAACAAAGCCAAGTGCGAACATTCTTGCCGCTCTGGTATCTTCAGGAACATCAAATTTTGAATTGTCATGAAGAGGATACAATTTATCTCCAACAGACAGTTCCGTTGTTACCGTACCATCTGCCAGAATCCACCGATGATCTCTGGTGCAGGTAACAGTTCTTTCGCTTCTGGCTGACTGGAACGTTATATCGTAGAGCTTTTGAACACCGTACTTATGCACTGTAGCATCACGCCAGCAGCCGTCTTTATCCAGAACTGTCACTTTATCACCATCGTGACATTCAGCAAATGAAACAACACCATCCTTGGTAACGAATCTTGTTTTACTGCTAAAACAGTTCATCATGTGCTGCACAAAGTAGTCGCTGTCATGGAAGTGGATAACACCCTCTTCGTGCGCCTGCTTAATGTCATCCGGCATAAGCAGACGGTCAGTAATATCGCGGCTTACCTCGCCGGCGATGTAGTCTCTCTGAGTAGAGAGGATTGTGGGATTTTTGTTGCTGTTCTCCTGGATGACTGTTTCATTGACGTTATCCGCAATAGAGAGGATTTTGCCGTCCAGAGAAGAAGCGTTCCGCAGAAGCTCATGTTCATAGCGATACTTGATGTACGCTTTGGCGACTACGAACTCGCCCTCTTTCATCAGCTCAGTTTCAACGTCGTCCTGGATTTCCTCAACAGAAATCGCACGGTTGCGCCGCTGATAGCGGTTATACAAACGGGTGGAGATTTTCTTGGGCACCTCGTTCTTATCTCCTACCGCACTGAGCTTTTCAACCTCCGTGAATGCCTTGGAAATGGCGTTGGCAATTTTGCCTTTGTCAAAGTCAGCTTCACGGCCATCACGTTTAATGACAACCATAAAAATTCCTCCTTACAAAAGATAGCTGTGGATAACTTGGTCAATTTCTTCCCACGTGTTTACCCGGAGCGCATCATGAGCTACATGGTCAAAGCTACGATTATGGGGACGGTCAAAAAGAATTTTGGCGTATTCGCCCCCAACCAAGTTATGTGGGGCATCGTCAATCAAAACGTCACCACGCACCATTTGCTTGTTGCAGGCAAAAATGATGTGCTCCCAGTCCAGGAAGGGGAACAGCTCTAAAAGCCGTTCCACCTTCGTTTTGCAGGTGTGATAGCTGGATGCAGTCACCATATAGAGCTGGTACCCCTCGTCATAGAGCTTTTGGAGTACCTCAACAGAACCGGGGATCGGAGTGATACGCCGCCAAAGCTCGTCATCATAGAGTACGCCGAATACCTGCTCTTTCGTCAGCGTGGGGAAAGCAAGGGAGATATCCCAGCAGTGAACATCTTCCGGCGTTACGGAGGTGCCATAACGCTCGTTCAACATTGCAATCCAGCAATCACTCAGGTTTTCTACGGTATCGTCGGCATCAAACAGAATTGTCAGTTTCTTCATGGAGTTCTCCTTTGAGAGCGTTGTTCACAAAGTTGTTTACGGCCTCTTTGAGATCTTCCAAACTGCCGCTGTTGACGATCGTAGCGTCGTACTGGTAATCGTCCAATGCAGTCTCCGAAGCGTGCTTCTGCTGCTCTTCGGTCAACGGAGACACAAAGTTGGGGCGAACTACCCGCAACAAAATAGCGTCCATGCCGTAGGTTTCGTAGATCTCATACTCGTTGGGGAAACGAGTATCAGGGATAAGCACGTAATCCCATTCGTCACAGAAGATGTCGAGGATACTGACAATGAAATCTACCCAATAATCAGGAGAGACAGCGCGGATTTTGTCAGTACCGACACGCTGGAGAAGCGTGCGTCCCTTTTCATCCTTCTTGCCGTCCCAGCCAAAGAAGGCCTTACATACGTACTTGACCAGATCGCCGTAGTGGGCAATCAAAACACGGTTGCCTTGGGCTTCCAAAATCTCCTCCAAAAGTTTGGCGGTAGTGTCTTTACCGTGCTGGGCTTTACCCGAAATGCAAACGATTTTCATTCCGCAGCTCTCCTTCCTTTTCTGCCGCAGGACTTCTTCTCCCGGCAGAACCCGAAGTATTCACACTTCGGCATAAAGTAGTGATCGACCAGATATGCCCACTCGTCGGAATACTCTCTCAGAGCGTTACCAACATCAGCGAACAGGCCACGGTACTCGTGATAAGCTCTGCTGCATTCCCGCTGATGCGACATATCAATTAGGTTGCGGAGATTATGCTTGCACACAATCTTGGTGCCCATGCCCAGAGGAAGCCCAAGCGCAGAATCCTCTCTGGGGATACCAAACCCTTCCAACATCTTCAAGCCGGTCTGGATACACTTCATAATCCAGTCGTAGACTTTGACGGCGGCGGAGTTACCCGCAATGCTGGGCGGTGTTACATAATCGAAACCGCTTTCATAGTCGATGTATCTGGTACTGGCCTGCAGTCTGGTGGGAGCGCCGCCGATGTGGGTATACCACTCACGGATCACTCTGGCAGAATAGCCGTCCAGGATCATATAGACATCCGGGAACTCAAACGTTCTGCCGTGCTCGTTTTCCAAGCAATCCAAGCCGCGTTTGTAGTTTTTTTCGGGGTCGCTGGTATCTGCACCCCAGCAGACACCAGCTTCCTCACCGATCATGGAAATAGGGTTCTTATAGGTGAATCGCTGAATTGTAACTGTTCCCATGTTGATCCTCCTTGCTTAATTTACTTTGTTGCTATCAAATATAAGTGCGAAAGACGTGATCGCCGATCGTCTTATAATAGCTACCATAGGTCAAAGATCCAGTAGAGAAGTACACTACGTCGGTATTCAAATCCAACGCTGGATGGCCGGCAAGAGCAGCATCTACTGCTTCCATCTGCACAGACCCATAGTAATCTCCTACCACAAACTGACAAGGTGAGAAGAGAATATCACTGATACTGCCGGAATACGCTTCGTGCATATAGCGGTTAAGCGCTACCTGCACCACGGCAACCTGACCATCAAAGCTCTGGTTTCCTGCCTCGCTGTAGGCCATACACGCCAGCAGCTCTTTTTCGGTATCCGTGGGTGACAGTTCTGCATATGGGTTAAGGTCTGCCTCGGGTTCTGCCGGTTCTTCCTCAATAGAAATAGGCGTAGGTGTGGGCGACACTTGAGGCGGCGCAGAGTAAACACAAAGTTCCTTTTCGATGGGGACTTGTGGTGTTTCCTCCCCTTTGTTCGGGACGAACAACATTGCACTCAGAGATCCGCAGACTACCAAGAAACACAGCGTCGCCCTGAGAACTTTCTTGAACCATTTCGATTTCGTCTCGTGCATTGAAAATGCCTCCTAAATTACATAGTCGTAGTTGTACAAATACAGATACCCACGCCGCTCGCCCCATCCATTCATAGGAACATAAATGGTATCGTAGCGTTGAAGCGGTTTGCGATCGTAGAGTTCTGAGTAGATTGTCCACCGATTTGTTTTTCCCGTGCCAATCGACCGCACCTGCAAGGCGTAAGCCCAAATCTCTTTGGTTTTCTTGCTCCGCAAGGGGTAGATATCCAGAATAACCAGTTTTCGCTGATCTTCTTTTTTATTGGTGGTTAGGTCGATATAGCCCAGATTCTCCAACTGGATTTGCATTTTGCTTTTCAGGTCGAAATCCTGAATGTGCATATCCCTGACCATCACTTCCAAATACCGAAGTAATCCGGGCAAATCGGTGAAGGTATAGCTTTTAGCTGGCTGGCCGCTTTTGGACTTATCAGTTGCATACTGGGCGATTATGGGTTCCAATTCAGCCGTTACCTTGTCCTTGGAGATCTTCTTCATCGTTCCGCTCTTGAAGAAAGAAAAGAAGTTCACCATACGCAACAACTCTTTGGAATTGCCATACTCAGCAAAGTAGTCGATCTTCACCAAAATATCCCGCTGCCGTGTATCCAAGTGTGTTTTCTCGTCCAGCTGCATAAGCAAGTCCATGAAAGACTCAGGCTTGCCGGCCTTTGCCAGCTCATAGAGTTCGTTGGCAACATCGGCATTCATGTACTTTACAGAAGAAATACCCTTGGCGATAACCTTCTCTTCGGTATTCAGCAAATATTTATCCTTGGAAAGGCCAAAACGCGGCGGGACAATTCTGATACCGTAAAGCATTGCCAGCTCGTTCCCGTTCTTCACATCCTCCTCGCCGTTGGCATTGTTAAGGTAGGCTGTGATGAACTCATACGGATGGTAGTACCGCAGATAAGCGCACAGATAGCCAATCATGCAGTACCCGACTGAATGGTTATAACCAAACATATAGCTGGAAGCGTCTTGGATGATCTGCAAGAACTCCTTTGCCTCCTGCTCTGCAACTTCACGGGACTGCGGTGACTTTTCACAATATCCCTCAAGAATTTGTGGAAGAGCTTTTTTCAACCGTTCTTCGTCTTTTCGTCCGATAGCGCGGCGAGTGTTATCTGCATCTGACCCAGAGAAGCCGCAGATTTGCTGTAGGAACTTGATAACGTCCTCTTGGTAAATAAGATAGCCATTGTTATCTGCCAAAAGTTCGTCGATGATAGGAGAGGGGTTCTTGTGAGGCTTGTGCTGCATAAGGTCGTCGCGGTACGACGCGCCCGAAGGACGAAGCGCCGCTGTAACAAGGCTCATGTCGAAAATGCTGTGCGGCTCGTACTGCCTAAGCATCTGGAACGCGAACTCTCCTTCAAACTGGAAGATACCAATGGGAGATCTCAGCATATCCTTCCAGACAGCCTCATCGTTCCAGTTGATTTCGTGAGACTTCGGGTAGGGCTTACCCAGCAGCTCATAAGCGTCTTTGATAATCTCGATGTTTTTCAATCCGAGAATGTCATACTTGACCAAACTGACCTCATGCACACACTCCATGTCAATCTGCAGGATTTCCTTACCGTCAGAGATGAACGTACCGTAGTTATCTCGGAGGGTAATAGGGCTTGCCACAATACCGGCAGGGTGCATAGACTGAGAGATCGCCACGTCAAGAAGCCCGTCGTAGTAGTAGAATACTTCGGGATACTTTTCCCGAGCCGCTGCCTCGTCTGCCTCAAACTCCTTTTTGATATTGGCACTTGCCTTACCAGCCCAGGGGTTCTTAGCAAAGATCCTTTCGTTTTCCTCTTTGAGTTTTGTGTACTCTTTGGAAAACTGCTTGATCAGCTCGGCACGGGGGATGTCCTTCATGCGGCTGGGCAAAAGAAGATTGCCAGCCTCATCAAAGAAATACAGGCTAAATCCGTCTCGCGCATCTCCAAAAACGATCTTCACATTCTCATCTTTGAGCTGTGCCATCACTCTACGGAACTCTTTCTCGTCCCGTTGGTGTTCACGATTCCAACGCAGTGCCAAAGCACGGCAGATCTCATCAATACAGCCTTTAGATTTGATAGTGCCGATTGCCAGAATAAATGCGGTCTTTTCCTGACCAAAACGGTTGATGATGTAGTCATAAACCAGATCGCGCTGGGAGGGTGACACGTCGATATCAATATCGCCAATCTCCTTACGATCTTCGTTACAGAAGCGGCTGAACACTGTATGCCATGTCTCAGGATTGAGGTCTGTTGTATTGGTGACATAAGCTACACGAGATCCACCACAGGAACCACGATTGAAACCAATGGGGATACCATGAGATTTACACCATGTCACCAATTCACTCATGAAAAGCATGAAGCCGGACATCTCAATTTTGTCAAAGACCCGGCATTCCTCAGCAATGGCCGCTTTGAACGGCTCGATCTGCTCTGGAGTGATAGCACCCTCTTTGATCTTTGCTTGTAGGTTATCATCAAGAACTTGATGAAGCACCTCTCGATCGCGTTCACCATAGAGAATGGGATACTTGAACGAGATATCCAGCTCAAACGGCTCTACAGAGTCGGCCATACGGTTGGTGTTCTCAATGGCCTCCAAATACATCGCTTCCGGTAAGGCGTCCTGCGTTGCGAACATTGCTACTAACTCGTCATAGGATTTATAGGTAAGGTCAAACGTATCTTCGTCGGCAAACTCGATGTGTTTACTCAACTGCAAGATCGTTCGACACTCAGCCTTGTATTTGTTGAGGCTATGAGTATCGGTACCTGCAATGAGCGGGATGCCGTATTTCTGAGACATTTCCGCCAAGTGGCGATTGTAGGCAACCTGCTCCGGGTGGTCATGCGCTTGGATTTCCAGATAGTCGTAGTGCTTCAGCAGCCGCTCATACATAGGATGAGTAATGCTCATGCGATTCAACGGGGAAGCAAGGCAGGCACTGATCTTGATGACGTTACTGGAAATACCAAGGAACTCATCAAACGTGATACGGGGTTTGTAATAAAAGTGGTCGCCCTGATTCGATCGGCTGATCAGCTCGTTCATCTCCTGAAGACCAGTGTAGTTTTTGGCAATCAAGATGGTGTGGTAGTTATCGCGTACCTTATTCTGCTCTCCGGTGCGTGGATCGGTAAGCAACAGCTTTTCAGTCAAATAGACTTCGCAGCCATGCAGATATTTCAATCCGGCCTTATCACAGGCCATCTTTTTGGCGACCCACTGATAGATGTTACCATGCTCCGTAAAAGCAATGGCAGTCTGCCCCAGCTCGACAGCCTTAGCGATATAGTCCTCAAACTTCGTCGCGCTGTCTAACAGCGACAATTCAGTATGGACATGGTATGCCGTATAGTTACCGCTCAATAAGATCACCTCCGATTGTGCCACGGCCCGTCAAAGGTATCGTCAACGCAAAAGTTTTTCAGACAATTCTCACATACAAGGTGAGAACACGCCCTACGAACTCGGCCTGTCTTATACATAATGCCATTGGCAACCTTTGTCTCTTCTTCTGTAAACCAAACAGGGATGAGGCTACCGCCACAGTCACATACTCCGAAATCCACCATAGTTAGCCCTCTCTGTCGTTCACCGCTCCAAATGCTTCATCTTCGGAGGCACGCTCTTCAGCAAGCAGCTGAGGAGGGAGAGGCAAAGGCTCTTTGTACTCCTTCTTGTCCCAAGAGAAACGACGGTCGTACTCGTCCATATCGCCGAAGAAACGGCGGGAGGCGGGATCGTAATAGAGGCCAACGTCGATATTCTGCCGGCCAAACATACGGTCTTTGACGATAGTTACGATCACATCGTATTTGAGCAACTGGCGGCGCTTCTCAGAATATTTTGCAGCGTTCTCACGCTCCGCATCCGTCACTCGCCGCAGGCCAATAGTCCGATGTGCCAGGTTCACGATGTTGCTGGTTCCAGCGATATCATAGATACCTACATTGGTTCCGGCGTCCATCTTTCGAGGGTGACAAACAAGAATTACAGCTACTTGATATTTCTTAGCAAACTCAATGAGCTTCTTAATCGTATCTGTCTGAGAACGCAGCTCCTCTTCGCTGGTTTCAGTGTCAATACACATGAAGTTATCGAGGATCAGGCAACGGGCACCGTGTTTTCGCACGGTATCCGTCATAGAGTCGATGAGCTTATCCAGTATGTTGTCGTAGTCGTCACGATAGATATGCCAACGCCCTTTATAGGTCTTGTTGATCTCGGCAAGCGTCGTCGTGGAAATCTTCTTGTAAGGATTACCCCGACGAGAGATCGCATCTGAGATATTGCGGGGGCCGGCAAAAATGTAGTTGAACCAAGACTTTTCTACACCGTTGGGAAGTTCTCCACTGAAAAGCCATGTACCGATGTCATTATCGAGAGAGTTACACGCGAGCTGAGTAAGAAGACTGCTCTTACCAGATCCGGGTTGACCACTCACGATAGTAAGCGTTCCAAAAAAGAGCCGCATCAGCTCATCATCAATGGCTTTCAGCCCGGTAGTCACACCGTCAACATCCTCATACTCGGTCGGTTCAACATCGGAAAGATCAACTACGGAAGGAACAGGAGAGTCCTTAGCGTCCAAAATCAGCTCTAACACCTTGTCTTTCCCGCAGACGTAAAGGATCTCATTCAGGTCTTTTGTTACCCGCCCAGTATTTCCAATGGGGATTGCCGGGATATCTACAACCTTTGTTCGCCAGCTACCCAGCCGAGGAACGCACTCTTTCTGCATTTTCACGCCGGCATCATCGTTGTCGGCGCAAATGATAATGCTGTCAAACTGATCGAGCCATTCCAGGTTTTCGTCGATCCAGTGGAGGTTTGAACTGCCCAGAGGGACAGAAACAGCATTTTTGAATCCTGCCTCAATCGCACTAAGGCAATCCGGCTCGCCCTCACAAATCAGAAGGGGAGAATTAACGTTGATACGGTTCATGTTGAACAGCAATGGAGCCGTATCAGAGTTTTGCTGGCACCAGCATTTTGCTTGACCATGCTGGACTTTATGCGACGGTTTGTATTTCACCATCGTCAACACGTCGTTTGTGTCGTAGTAGTTGAATACTGCGTTTCCCTCGGAGTCCTGCCGCACATCGAGAGCATCCAGCGTCTCACGACTGATCTTACGTTGCTCGAAATATGCGTACACTTTGGACTTATCAGTGCAGGGAACCTCATGGGGATACCTATAATGCCGTTTGGTTTTCACACCCAGCTCTCCGAAAGAGTAGGGCATTTCAGCAAGCTCGAAAAGTTTCCTGCAGGCTTCGGCATAAGTTGCGCCTTTATACATGAAAACGTCCAGAATGTCGTAGCTACGGCCACAACTACCGAAACAACGAAAGTTGAATGCTTTCTTGTTGTAAATGAAGGAAGCGTGATCCTCCTGATGGAAGGGGCAGCAACACTTCATGTTTTTCTCATCGAAATCGGTAATCCCCAGCTCTTCGACGATGATTTGAGCGTTACGGTCTCCGAGCTTTTCTTTGGCCTGCAAAATTGTTTCTCTATCAATCTGCACGGGTAAAATCACCTCAGTTCTTCGGTAAGCCCGCCCACTTCATGTGGACGGGTCTTATCCGAATAAAATCCGTCTTTCATTTGCCGTTCAAGATGCGGATAGCACTCTCGGCCTCCTCAACACCGAGTCCCCGACGCATTACCGTCTGAACCCAGTGATCTTTGTTCGGCTCGATATCTGTCCGGTCGTCCAGAATTACGAAGTCTCCGACCTCGCTATGTTCTTTTAACCAGCAGTCAATTTCCATACCTCTGTGACAGGATGGCAGCTCCGGCGTAAAGCCATAAAGACGAATCCCGTATTTCAACAGCTCTGCTTCCAGCTCCAGATAGTCTCCGTTGTATCTCGGGTCATCTCGGTCGTATCTCCAATCACTGGAAAGAACGACCTTAGCTCCTGTCATGTTAATGATGTGCTTCAGGTTCTTCATTTGCCTGTTGTCAACAAACGTATAGCCGCTTTGGGTTCTGCGGGCTGTACGATCACTGTTGAGCACACCGTCAACGTCGAGGAAAATTACCTTGATCTTTCCCATCACTCATATTCCTCCGTAACATATTGGCTGGAATGCTCGCAATGCTCGCGCACAGAACACAGGTAGTCACAAAAGAAACGGTCAGGTTTGGCAGGAAAGCTCCTTGCCTTATAGATGTCGTCAATGGAACGCAGGAACCAGTCTATGTCCTCCTGAGCAGTTACGATGTTGAATGGATCTCTGTCCAAGATACCTTCACGGAACTTATTGAACCAAAGTTCATGCGGCCACTCACCGTAGACCTCTTTGACCCGTACTGCATACAAGTTCAGTTGGCGGAGATATTTGCGGCGTTCCTCTCTGGATTTCCATTTGCCCCGGCTTTTGTGATCGCAAACAATCAGCCCAGACCTATTACGAAGCACCAGATCTATAATACCTACCACTGGTCTGCCGCCCAGTGTAGAGGTATACCGATCTTCGACCGCAAGCACTTTTTCTTCGTCTCCCAGTTGTCCACCGAAATTATCGAAGTATTCCATACCGCGCTCATAGTAGCTACCTTCCAGTCGGGGAAATGGAAACCGTTCTGTAACTGCTCTTGCGTATTCCTTCTCATAGAGGCCGGATAAATCCCACAGCTCGACCTGCTGACGAAAATATCGCTCTAAAAGCGAGTGCGCCAGTGAACCCCATTGAGCAAAAGCGTTGTCCACGCGATCCATGCACTGGAGGTAAGTAAGGTCAAACATACGCGGGCACTGATCAAAACTGCTAACGCGGGAGTATGACCAGTCCATAGCGTCCAGGAGAAAAGAATTATCCATCAGAAGGGCAGCTTTCCATCTTCCTCACCGACATTTGCGAAGTCGCTGTTCTGAGAAGGAGCGGTAGCATATCCGGTGGTGGGGGCAGAGGCGTTGTCAGAAGTCTCGCTGTCCTTCTTGGAATCGCCGAAATAGACGTTCTCGGCAATGATGTCTACGGCAGAACGCTTGTTGCCGTCCTTATCGGTGTAGTTGCGCTTCTGCAGCCGACCGACAACAACGATCATGCGCCCCTTGCCAAAATACTTGCCAACGAAATCCGCCGTAGAGCGCCACGCAGTCACATCGAAGAAGTCCGTCTCGCGCTCATTGTTCTGCTTGTTCACGATGTCGCGGTCGCAGGCGATAGAAAAGCTGCACACGGAGATGTCACTGTTTACCTTCTTGATCTCAGGATCGCGGGTAAGACGACCCATGATGATTACCTTATTAAGCATTGTGCTTTACCTCCAGTTTCTTGATCTGCTCAACGACTTTCTGAGCCGTTGTGATATCTTTGATAGCGTTGGGGTTCTTCACACCGGCAACACTTTCGATAGCCTTGTAGATGGTGTCTTTGGACACACCGGCTTCCAGCTTCCCGGCAACAACGCTCAGGATCTCCTGTTTCACATCGTCCAGATCGTCTTCCTTCTTCTTGCGGGCGGCGCTGGACAGCTCCTCACCCGTCCAAAGAGACAGACCCAGGCCGTGCAGAGCAGCACACTTGACCAAGCAGCGCTTGATAGACTTCTCTGCATCGGCAGAGGTGATCGTGTCGATGGGAATAGACTTGTTACGGAAATCCATAACAGCCAGAGACTCCGTTTCAGTCTGGTCGTTGATGGTGATAGATACCTCTACCCAGGCGGTCTTTCCGTCCGTATGGTAAATGCAGCCGTCAGCGGCTTTGTTGATGGTAAACTTGGCACTGGGGAAGAGGGATTTCACGATCATCCATGCCTTAGACCAAGGCAGGTAGATAATCCTATCCTTCTTCTTGAGGTGCTCCGTGATGTCGTACTCGTTCAGAATTTGAAAAACGCTTTTTTCCATGTTAGCCTCCGTTGATTTACTTTGCTGCTAAACCCTCGACAAGATAGGTAGCCTCCATATCAGCCAAATGCGTCATGACTGCCAGCGGGTAAGTTTCAAACGCATTGCCCATACCGTAATCCCCGCCTTTGACTGCACAATCAAAGCTGCCCATATGCCAGCGGATTGCAACAATTTCGTCACGTGTGAGCTTGATGAAGCTCTGCAGGATGATGACAGATTTCTCGCCATGACCAAGCGGGAGACGATCTTCCGTTTTGTAGAACGGCTCCTTATGCCATGCGCCCGTAACATCATCCTTGACGTTCCGAGAGCTGACGGTGTAGTAGTTCACCTTCGTCAGATCGTGGAACAACGCAGTGACCGCCACCGTCTCTGGTGAGATCTCCAGTTCAGGATAGCGAGCCACAAACCCAGAGAGCTTGTCATACACATTGAGGCTATGTTCCAGCAGCCCGCCAGTATAGTTGCCGTGGAAGCGTGTGCTTGCCGGCGCAGTATAGAAGTCAGAACGTTCCAACCACGCCATCAGGTCTTCCATACCCGGACGATTGATAGTAGCGCAAATTTCAACGAACCGTTTTTTCAGATCGTCCAAATTTGCGATTTCTACGTTCATTACATCCATATTGACCACTCCTTTATTATGTTGGTGCCCCGAGGAGGGGACAACGCCCCTCCTCGTAAGGCGCAGGATTACTCTTCGATGATTTTGAAGAACACGTCGGTTCTACGGTTCAGGTAGGCATCGGCAGAACCGGGATCTGCAACCATCTTCGTGTTGCCATTGCCGACCGTAATCAGACGGTTCGGATCAATACCGCAAGCGATGAAATACTTGGCGACAGCCTTTGCACGTTCAGCAGACAGCGCCTGTCCAGAGTCGGAGTAGTTGCGGGCATTGATATTGCCCTCCACCTGGATAATCGCGCCATCCAGAGTATTGGCGATAGAAACGAACTCATCCATGATGGCGTATGCCTCTTCGGGGTTCTTGAACTGAGCGGTATCAGCCACAAACTCAACGGTCATGGATTTGGTCAGCAGAGCCTCATAATTGACGATTTCCTGCTTCTGCTCCTCGGTCAGCTCAACGGGCTTGCTGGTAGAGGTAGAGGTAGAAGAATACTTGCTTGCCAGAGGGAGCAGATACTGGTTATCAAAGAGTGTCATAGCCACCTTGCGATTGACCGTCTCACCCAAAGACTCCCAGATATCACACATATCGAAGTAGACAGAAGGAGCAGTGGAGTCCAGCACTTCCTTATTCTCGGCGTAGCCCATCATTTCGGCATCGCCGCACTGAGCTTTAATCTCCTCGTCGGAAACACCAGCGAACATAGGCATGACAGAACGGATGTAGTCGAACTCAGTGGTATACATTGCGTTGGCCTGGAAGATACCATCAATAAAGGCGGTCACAACGTCGGGGTGTGCCTGGGCAAAGTCGGAACGGAATACGATACCGTCCATAATCAGGCTCTTAGAGGCTGTGGTAGAGAACATGATGTGCGCATCGCCGTTTTCGGTTGCATAGGACAGGTAAGGCTGCCAAGTCGCTGCCACGTCCAGCTGGCCGGCGAAGAACGCCTCGCCCGTCTCAGACGCATCGTCAAAGAGGATCATATTATCAATGATAGACTGCTTGTCAGCATCGGATAGGTCACTCTTATTAACAAACCATGCCACAAGTGTCTGGGCTTCGCTGAATCTGGGAACACCGATCTTCTTGCCCAGCAGATCATTTACGGTATTGATACCGGACTTAGCAATAATGCCGTCGCCACCAGCAGAGTAGTTGGTAAATACCGGCATTACTACATCCAATCCGGCCTCCTGGAACTTACCAGACAGGAACGCGGTACGGTTGGTGGTATAACCCGCAGCATTCAGCTCTCCGGTAATCAAAGCGTTGCTGCTGGCAGTTGCGTCATTGATGATATTGATGTTGACCTTAATACCCAGCTGGTCGAAAATTGAACCAGGCTGCGTGGTCAAGCCCTGGTTAGCATCGATAATAGGCTTCCAGCCTACCCACTCATCCAGAGACAGGTTAATCACGGGATCAGAGGTGTCCGTCTTGCCGGCGGAGGGCTTTGTCGTGGGCTTCTGGGACGTGCTGCCAGACTGGGTACCCGAACTGATGGGTTTGTCGTCTGCGATGTTGTTCTTGTAGTAGTTGTAGCCGAAGCCGCCGATACCAGCGAGGAGCGCCAGCACGATGACGAAGATCACCACACGGCCAGCGGTAGTGAGTTTCATTCTCTTCATGGTAAGTTACTTCCTTTCCTCTTTCACTTTGGATTTAGGAGCGTCGAAGGTGACGCCAGACCGTGGAGCCTGAATAGCCGGCTTCCCGTTATACTTTGTGGCGAGAGACTGCAGGTAAGCATCCGACTGAGCTTTCGCCGCATTTTTCTCAGCCATTGACATTTTGGTGGTGGTACGGCTTGCGTGAACGACAATCGCACCATCAACCTCTTTGCGAAGATCCTCCGCTCCGTCCCGAACACTGCCCAAGAGCTTATCAGTGGCAGAGTCCCGGCGCAGTTCGTCCAGATCGCCCAAGAGATCCTTCATGTTGCCACGGAGTTTCATTTCCTCGACGGTCATACGGCTCTGCTTTTTCAGCTCGCGGAGCTTCTTGTCGTACGCTTCATAAACGGTCTGAGCCTCTTTTACCATAGGTTCAATCTCTCGCAGGTATCCCTCTTTCTGGGAGATTTCAAACAGGATTTCCTCACGCCTGGTTGAAAAAATGGCAGCATCGGCCATATTGCCAGATCTGACCAGAGACTCACACTTTGATTCAACGTCCTTCAGTTCTCCATATAGCTTGTTGAGGTTCTTCTGGACGGAGGATTGCTCGCCCACAAACCGATTCAGGGTGTCACCAGCCTTGTTGTAACGCTCCTGCACTTCCTCAATGGCTTGCTGGAAAACAGCCTTTGCACCCTCGGGTGTCTTGGCGATATCCTCCACGAAGATGTTGAGGAACCCTCCAACGAGGACTTTCAGCTTACCCCGGACACCGGGGAAGATGATCAGGGCGAGCACAAATACAACCGCTACCGCTCCAATCACAATGCCCATTACTGTGCTCCTTCCTTATCGGCAACGCCGTTCGCAAACTCCAAGAGTTGACTGATAGCTTCTTTTTCCTTCTGGATGGCGGCGCTGGAATCAGAGGTTTTTTGCTTGGAGTCCTCAATTCTGGCTTCCGCCTGCTCGATCAGGGACTTCAGATGTTCGATATCCGCCTCGGTCTCAGCGATCAGCGCATCGTTTTCCGCCCTGATACTATCCTCGGCAGCGTCCAAGGCGCGACCACGCTTCAGACCGTCCTCAATGAGATCATCCACATTGATCCCGTTGACGCTGAGAATGCCGGCGATGGACGCCTGTTTCTTGGCCTTAGTCATATCCTGGGGCAGAATGTCGATATACGCTTTGATCTTGAAGATCGAGTTCTCGTCGTCGATATCGCCCTGCTGATAGATGGATGCGATCACATCATCATAGGACACCTGAGTAGCGTCAATTACCGGCGTCTCAGGCGCGTACATAGGCTCGGATACGGGTTGCATAGGGATTTCAGGCATACCTTCGTATTCGGTACGAACCAGTCCCATGCGTTCAAATAAACCTGCCATGGTTTGTTACAGCTCCTCTCGTTTCAAATTTGATTATTTTATCGCACATTTTGAACGCCTCGTCCTGGCTGTGCGTTACCATAATGATTGTGTTGCCTGTCTCAGCATGGACATCCAAAATCAAACGTTGCATTTTGCTACGGGTTTTGTCGTCCAAAGCGGATAATGGTTCATCCATAAGTAGGTATTTCGGCTTGACATACAGTGTTCTCGCCAACGCAAGGCGCTGTTGCATACCACCTGATAGCTGAGACGGCCATTTATCTGCATACTGCTCTAACCCAACCGCTGCAAGTACCTTGATAGCGTCATCGCAGCTACGGAGTTTTTTGTCCCGTTGGGCAATCAGCACATTCTCCGTGCAGGAAAGCCATCCGAAGTTGGAATAGCGCTGGTGCATCATGTACACAGGGTTCTTGTCGGCGTTCCGATAGGTAGTGCCATCAATGACAACCTCACCATGAACAGGGTGAAGAAGGCCAGAGATGGTTTTGAGGAGGGTCGTCTTACCGGCACCAGACTTCGCCAAAATACCGTAAATCAAACCGTCGTCAAATTCCTGGTCGATGTGCTCCAGAATTGCTTCGCCGTTGTACCCAATAGCCAGATCATTCAACTTGATCATCGCAGTACCTCCACTGGAATATCTTTCGGATCAGCAAGTTCCCCAACTTGTCAAAAACGAAGCTGAACAACATGATTACGATGATTGCCCCGAACACCACGGCGGTACGGCCTCTGGCGGAGCTTACATTGATGATGAAGCCCAAGCCGTACTTAGCGTTGGTTGCCTCTACCACGGCGCAGTATGTCCAGCCAATGCCATACATCATAAGGAACGTACTGAATATTGAAGGGAGCGATGCGGGGAGCAGGATTTCTTTGATTGTCTCCCAACTGGTCATTCCGATTGTCTTGCCCGTATCCATCAGATCTTGCGGTACGTCGTTAAAGCAAAGCAGGATCGACGGCAGCAAGTAGACAAACGTCGCAATAAATAGGAACGAAATTTTCATCTGCTCCCCAATCCCAAACCATAGGATCAGGAGCGGAGAAAATGCGGTTACGGGAACATACCGCAGGAAGGAAACAACCGGCATGATAGTTTCCTTGATAGGCTTCACGCCATAAATCAGAAGGGAGAGGGGAATTGCTACCAGCATAGAAAGAGCAGACGCACCAGTAATCCGCAGAAAAGAGTAGGCAAGTCCTTTTTGCAACTGGCCTGTCTCTGCCAACCCGACGATTGCTTCCAAGACGGTAGCAGGGGCGGGGATAAACAGCGGTTGGGTGAAGCACGAGGCCACATACCAGACGGCAATGAAACAGGCCAATAAAACCGTTCCCCGTATGCAGTTTTTCGCACGCCGTTTGACTGAAGTTTTCATTTCACGACCTCTTCTCATGGATCATCTTCGCCCAGCGACTTCATCATGAAGCATTCATCACAATAGCAGTCGCCAGTTGTTTGGATTTTGACATAATCGCCGACTATCGGTTCTCCGCAGGCATCGCAAAGGATAGTACGGGCATAAGCTCCGCCACAGTAAGGACAACCGCTGAAATCCTCATAGGGCGGAGAATCTAACCCATGGCGTTCTTCCCATCGCTTCGGATCGTCAAAGGTTTTGCCGCAGTCCAGACAGGTGTATTCACCATACATCAGCGCTTCACCTTCCAGACTGCCGTATTGCATCCAGACTTGCCAGGACGCCTACCAACGATCACAACCTTGCCCTCGGCTTTCATCTCTGTCAGACGAGGCCGTGTGAAGTTCGGACTGTTGGTGGGGATTTTGCCCTCAGAGACCAGCTTCTCGCCAATCTCATCAGCAGTCATACCGCCAGGATCACCGCTGGTCAGAATATCCAAAATCATAGCCTTACGATTAGGACGCTTCGGTTCGATCTGGTCATATGCTTCACGGCGGTTTCTCAACGCAATGCTCATATGAATCACCTCTTTCTATCCGACAAATGCCGGTTTCTGTTGCAGTGATAGTTGGACAAATCCAACCACCTTCCTGAACTCGACCTCTTCGAGTTTTACTGGACGGGTAAGATAAATCCGCTACCCCCCC